CGGCTTGTGTACCGAGAGCGACTTTGAGTCTTTTGCCCTTTAGAACGGGCACGGAGTCTCACCGTCGTCTTAAGGGGGAATGCACATTCGACAGAGAGTCCTCGTTAGAAGCAAAATGCTTCTATTCCCAAACGTAAACTGGGTGATTTCGGTAGTGCGATTCCGTTGGTCCCTCTCTGATGGTTGGAGGCTGAGAGCCTCCACTTAAAGGTTGACAAAACTGTACAACCGCCATTCATAGTAGGAACGTCCGGAGTTCGATCCTGATACTCTTAGCTTTAGTCTTTGTAGAATCACCCTTGAAAAAGGTGACCTACAAATCCTATGGCCATAATAGAAAGGATGGATGGAACTTCATTCCGTTAAGTTTGAAATTCCAGATTCGAGAAAACAGCGTTACTAAGGTTCTATAAGTCTGACTGTAGCTAAGGGATTGATACCCCGAAACACAGTAGAGCATAATAGATAAGGTCTCTGTTACTACCTCACAGCATATCCTTTACAGGACATGTGAGATGTTTCACACCTCTCTGTGCTCATACCCTTCTGAGAAGGAGCCGACTACTAGCTAGGATAATAACCTATAGGATATTTCCTGAACTAACGTCTAATCTCGATCCTGGTCGGAACAACGGGGCAACCATCAGGGCAACCTAACCGCGGAGGTGAAGAATGTTTGCGTGCAAAGCAGACTGAATTCCTTCCGGTGCTAACCGGGCAGAAATCAAGGCCTACTCCTCACGCAAGTGAAAAGAGGGGTCTGTCGGATAACCTAATTTCAGATAATGATCTTACTTTTGGGCTACCAAACAAATGTCCCTCTTAACCACTCTCCTTTACATTTAATTATACGTCATTACTCTAAGGAAGCTCAGTACGAGGTAAATGGGGTTCTTGTTTCAAGAACCGATGTGAAAAACATGCCATTTGCAGAGCGTAGTGTTACACACTGGCGTCTCCTGGTAGATTGGGATCTACAGGTTCAGCGGCCGTTCGTGGTCATAGACCCGTTCGACCCGCAGGGCTTGCTTTATCTCACCTCCCATGAATACACAGTCCATACACGAACTCTCGCTCGTGCTGGGATCTCTGTAACAGTAATCGCACGAC